ACATCGTAAAGCGCCTCACGACTGGCACAAGAGTTAATGAATCAGAGATTCCTGAAGCAGTAAATCGTATTGTGATGAGTCAAACCAATCCGACTATCTATGGCAACATCAACCTTGATCTGTATGGAGTAAATCGCTACAAAGCTCAAGTAGCTGAAGATACAGTAGAGATGACTGAGTTGTGGGTGTGGAATGATGACACTTCTGATTATCAAGTGGTAACTAGCGCAGCTCCTGGAATTATTATTTATGACCGACCAGGTGCATCCTTGTTCCTTAAAGGCGAATGTCCATTTGTTCAGATCTGCCCAAACCCATTGCCAACCTATTTTTGGGGCGCATCGGAAGTTCAAAAGCTCATGCAGCTTCAAACTTTGCTCAATGTGCGCTGGGTAGAGATTTTGGATCTATTGTCCAAGCAAGTTAGCCCTCCAACAGCGTTGACAGGCTTTTCTGGCATCTTGGATGAGAAAAACTTTGCATTAAACCGTGCTGGTGGTCTTTTAAGCTCAGATATGCCCAACGCTAAGGCTGAACGCCTTGCACCGCAGATGCCACCTGATCTTTTTGAGGTTATCCACGAAATTAGCGCAATGTTTGAAGAAGTTTCAGGTATTGGCAATGTATTGCAAGGTAAAGGCGAGTCTGGCGTAAGATCGGCTGGTCATGCAAGCCAATTAGCTCGTTTAGGTTCTTCAAGAGCTAAAAAACGGGCTTTGATTGTGGAAGATAGCTTGGAAAAGGTAGCAACACTGTATCTCAAGCTCATGCAAGCCTATGACCCAACACATTACAAAGATACTGAAGGCGTGCCGTTTATTGCAGAGCAGTTTACTAACGATTATGTTGTTAAAGTTGATGCTCACTCTAACAGCCCAATCTTTACTGAAGATACAAAGCAATTGGCGTTCAATTTATTTAAAGCTGGCGCAATTGACAAAGAATCTTTACTTGACATGGTGGAAGCTCCAGGTAAACAATTGCTTATACAGCGTTTGAAAAAGATGGAGGCGCAAAGTGGTGGTCAGCAAAAGCCTCCAGGTCATGCGCCTAAGGAAAAGCACCCAAAGAATGAACCAGGAGCAGCGTAATGGCACAATCAATAGCACCAAAAGCAGATCAGCCAAAAGTTACAACTGAATCTTTAAAAAGAGGTGAAAAAGGTCCAGGTTTAGAGTATCGTACTCAAAGCACACCAAGTTTTAACCGTAGTCCAAAAATTAGGAATATGGGCAGGTCTATCAGGGGATAAACTTAACTAGGAGATTTTGAAATGCGTAAAGCTCACAAAAAATCACGCAAGTCTAAGCGTTAATTGGTTTTCCTTCACGGGAGAAAAGGGTGTGGCTGCCTTCCCTTTGAAATAGGTGACCGCTTCTTTAAGGAGTCATTCACATGGCACGCAAAGCTCGCAAAGGTCGTAAAGCACGCAAGTAATCCGTAAGGGTTATTTCGGGCAGACCGAATAAGTCCTAGAGGGGGAGGGAAACTAAATAATTCCCCCCACTTGACAATTGATAGATTAAGATTACGATACGAGAAACTTAATAGGAAAAAGTTATGTCAGTACCTTCAGACCAACTGATGCAGATGATTAAAAGCCAAAGGGATAAAGCAACCCCTGCTGGCGTTCCTCCAGCGCCTGAAGCACCAACGGGTATGTCTGAAAACAGTGCAGCTCCGATGTCATCTCCGATGAGCACCCCAGAACCAAAAATGGGAAATCGTGAAGCAGCCATGATTAACTTATCTATGGCTCAAGACTTGTTAGAACAAGCTCTCCCAGCCGTAGGATCTGATTCCGAAGAAGGTCGCTCCATTTTAGGGGCGATTAGCACATTGAACAAAGTCATTGGACCTAAGAAATCCAAGACAAATGAATTGCAACCTACTGAAATCATGCAGATGTTGCAAACATTGCCTCAAGCTGGTGGTGCAACGGCTGAAGGAAAAGCAATGGCACAAGCACCACAAATCCCAGGTATGTCAGCCCAAGTACCACCTCCTGCGCCTCCTGGTGCTGGCGGTTTACCAGGCGGTCAACCTTCCGCAACTCCACAAATGTAAGGAATTATCATGGAATTATTTAAACCTCGTGGCGCTGCGCTTCCACGCAGACCTACTGACAATAACCAGAAAAATGGTCAAGTTATTAACACCCCTCGTTATTCAGAGTTCGGTGGTTTAACATCTGCTCCTAAAGCTGGTTACAAAAATATGATGAATATGTCACATCCTGGTGACACAAAGAAAGTTATCTAATAAATAAAGGGGATATGAAATGAGTTTAGAAGATCTTTCGTTTGAACAGCGTGATGAATTGGCAATGTTGGCTAAGCAATTAGCTGATAACCCACAAACACGCAAAGAATTTTTACGCATGACTAAACAGGTCAAGCCTGAAATGTCCATTCCTGAACTTGAGATTGAGGATTACACCAATAAAAAGGTGACCGCTGCTGAAGAACGGGTAATGAGATTAGAGGCTCAATTGCGTGATAGAGATGCAAGAGAAGAACTTGAAAAACGCAGAGCAAAGTTAAATCGCTCTGAAAAAGAAATTGCTGAAATTGAAAAAGTAATGCTTGAAAAAGGCATGACCAATCATGAAACAGCAGCCGAGTACTTCGATTGGATGAATCAAGCAGCAGCTCCAACGCCTAATTCGGCAATGGGGTATAACCCAAGCGCACTGAATAAGTTTGACCTTTCTAAGTATTGGAAAAACCCACAGATGGGCGCAAGGGATGAGGCATCAAAAGCATTGCAAGAGTTGCGTAAAAACACTCGACCAATTGGTATTTAAACAGCAGTAAATGGGGATATTTACTTTTAACGGAGAATTATTATGCCTATAGGTGGCGGAATAGTCCCAGCATCAGGATCAAGCCAATACAATGAGCTTACTTATGTAACTCGTAGAGCGTTTATCCCCAAGCTGGTAGTACAACTTTATAACAGCACACCATTGATGGCTGCGTTGATTGCTAACAGTCAATCTGCTTCAGGCGGTGTATCCCAAGTAACCGTGCCAGTTCAAGGCGCTCAGTTTGTTAACGCACAGTGGTCTGACTACTCTGGTTCATTCAACCAGCCAGCAGTTCAGCAAGGTGCTTTTAATGCTGAGTTCAACTTGAAATTGATGATTGCCCCAGTACCGTTCCTCGGTATGGAAGGCGCAGTTCAGCAAGATTACGCAATCATCCCTCTCATTGAAGCTCGTATGAACGATGCAACCAATGTGATGATGGATGCGATGGCTACAGCACTTTACACAAACTACACCAACACTCAACAGTTCATTGGCTTGCCAGGCGCTATTGATGATGGTACAAATATGCAGACTTACGGTAACATCAACCGTTCTACCTATACATGGTGGCAGTCTAAGGTGTACAACGCTGGTTCTGTAAACCCAACTCGTCAAAATGTACTTCAATACATTTCTGGTACAGTTAAGAAAGGTGCTGAAGTACCTACTTTTGGTGTTTGCGGTTTCGGTACATGGACACTCTTGGCACAAGACTATGTTGGTCAAGAACAGTATGTAATTACCCCAGGACACGGCTTTGATAGCGACTCCAACGGTCCTCAAGCAGCTTTCCGTGCTTTGATGGTAGCTGGTGTTCCAATCTATCCAGACCCATATTGCCCAGAAGGTACTTTGTACTTCATTAACAGCAACTACATGAGCCTCTACATCCACGATCAGGGTTCATTCGTATTTACTGGTTTTGAATCTACACTTCCTAACTGGCAGATCGGTTATGTTGGCGCAGTTTTGATGATTGCCGAATTGGTAAGCACCAAGCCTAAGTCAATGACCCGTGTGCAGGGTTATAACTCTATTTCACTATAAGGAGCGTATAACATGGCACTCGCAAATAATAAAATCCTGATTTCAGGTACTTATGCAAATACTCCAGGCGCATATTTTCAGTTAACTACTTTGTCAGTTCCAACAGGAGGCGTTGTAATTCCTGCTGGTAACTACATCGTATTTCCAACTGCCAATGTGAGCATTTCTGCTGTTTCTGCTTACAATGCAACATCAAACGCTGCAACATGGACAACCGTGATTGCTTCTGGTGCTGGTGGCTGGATTTCCGCAGATGGCGTGAATGTGGCTGCTAACGCATCTACTGCTGCCACTTTGACATTGGCTACCGTAGATGGTGGTTTGCCTGTCACTGGCACTTACAACGCAAGTTAAGGAGAGTAATAATGGCTAATCCAGATTCAGTATCACAGTTTTACCTTGATAGTTTCGGGAATGGTCGCATTGCTCAAGCTCAAAATGTTTCCTTCAATACAGTAGGTAACGCAACCGTAACTGGTATTGTGTTACCTATTCTTGGGGGTGGCTTAACACAATCAGGATCAACAGCATCTTCAGGTGCGGTTATTCTCCGTAGAATTACGGTATCTAACCCATCTGGCGATGTATCCGCTGCATATGTCACTATTTCGACAGATTCAGCAGGTTCAAATGTTGTTGTAGCGAATGTGGCGTTAACTCAATTGAACGGTGTAAACAAGTTCACTGATTTAACTATTGCAGCTCCGTATGCAGCGTCTGTCCCTGTTTCAGGTAATGTAACCCAAGCACTATATGTGAATGTAACAACTGCTAGTGGCAACACTAACACAGCTACAATTAGCGTATATGGCGATGTTGTAAAGTTCTAAATATGTCCTCAATCTTCGTAACTAATAATTCTGACAAAAAGTTAAAAGATGGCTACGCTGGAGTCTTTTACACTTTTCCTAAAGGTGAAACTGTAGAGCTTCCTATTGAAGTAGCTCGTCACATTTTTGGTTATGGAGATGAGAACAAAGAGCCGTATTTGGCAAGACTCGGATGGATCATCACTGCTAATGACCTTGAAAAAGGTTTAGAAATTCTTTCTCAGTGGGATTTTTCATCTGAAGCTCCAAAAAAGAACCAATCTATATCCCCGTTGGTGGAAAGAGTACCCCTGCCGTCTGAAAGGAAGGCAAGGGGAAAAGTCCTACAGGCGGTAGCATGACTTATGAAAGGTAACCAGTGGCAACACTTAATTCATACCTTACGCAAGTCCAAAGGTTGCTTCATGATGCCAACAATAACTTCTACTCTCCTTCACAGTTAACGGATTACATTAACGAAGCTCGTCAGAGAACAGTTCGTGATACTGGAGCGTTAAGAGAAGTCGTTGTTACACAAACACCATGTATGGTTGCTCCTACAGCGACCATTGGCGGAGTTTCGCCACAATATCCATCAGCCTGGGCAGCAAATACTGCTTACACTGCTGGACAATTCATTTTTAGCAATATCTACATCTATCAAGTAACTCAATCTGGTACTACTAGCGGTACAACGCCTCCGTACCCACAAGCTACTCAAAACAATTACAACAACTATCCACCAAGCGGTCAGTTCTTAAACGGCACTTGTGGATTAACTTATGTTGGTAATTGCGAAAATATTAGCTATCCAGCCTTGACCTACTTGATGGGAACATCACCTTTAACGCCATCTAACGGCAATACGGTGCTAGATATTGTTAACATCAACCTGTACTGGGGAAACTCCCGTGTACCACTTGATTACTTGGCATGGTCAGACTTCAACGCAAGATTGCGTTTTTGGCAAAACTACATTGGCAGACCACTTGCTTTTAGCATTTATGGTCAGCAACAGATTTATATTGGACCAGTTCCAGATCAGGTTTATCAATTAGAGATTGATTGCGTAGTGTTGCCTAACAACTTGTCTTTAACTTCTCCAAACACTACGGATGTCATTAACGACCCTTACACAACGCCTGTGCAGTTTTATGCAGCGTATTTGGCTAAGTATTATGAGCAATCCTACGGGGAAGCTGAAATTTACAAGCAGGAATACAATAAACACGCACAATCCGTTCTTAATACAGTATTTACACGCAGAATCCCATCCGTATATAGCACCCCTTACTAAATTATGGCATCAGCAGAACAGAAAAAGTCCTATGAAGTCATTAAGCAGTTTAAGGGAATAAACACCCAGGCTAACCGCACTGCGATTGAAGCTGAGGAGTTTGCATGGCTGGAAAATGCCCAGCCAATTGGTTACGGCAATATGCATATTGTTCCAACAAGTGTTTTAGTTAAAGATTCAGGCGGTAATGCAGTTATCCAAACTTCTGAAATTATTTATTTCAGTTCAGTAAATTTAGGTGTAAACGACTATCTTTTATTCTTTTTGGCTGATGGATCTGCTCAATATTATGAGATTCAGACTCAAGTTAGAGGTCAGGTAGCCCCTGCTGGCACTTTTAGCGGTTCTGAAGGGATGAACTCTAGTCAGTGGTACAACACTGAATGTTTGATTCTTGATCCGAATTACGGTTATTTCACTTGGGATGGCAACAATACAGTTACCGTTGGTTCTGTTGGAGTCATTGCGATTACCAATGCGGGCACTGGATACAACACTGCTCCTTCAGTAGTTATTTCAGGACCAGATCAAGCAGGTGGAGTTCAGGCTAATGCGGCTACTTCATTGGTATCTGGCGGTAATACAGTTGGATCAATCAGTATTGTCACAGGTGGATCTGGATACACAAACACTGCAAATCTTACTGTTACCCTATCAGGCGGTGGCGGTAACGGTGCTACAGCAATTGCTGGGATCAGCACTTTTGCCCAAGGAACAGTTCAGGTCAATGTAGTCGATGGTGGCGCTGGATATTCTGGTAATACAACTCCAGTAACGATTACAGGCGGTGGTGGCACAGGCGCTGCTGGCACAGCAGTCATATCAGGGAATACCATTACTCAAGTCATTATGACTAACCCTGGCACTGGCTATACAAACTCAGCCAATATTGTCGCTACCGTCACTGGTAACGCTACTTTGCAAGCTATAGTAAATACTAATGAAAATGTGGGTATATCGAGCTTCTCAGGGCGTGTTTGGATTGCGTCAGGTCGAACTATTACTTACAGTGCAGCAGGTGATTACAGCGACTTTACAAGCGTTTCAGCGGGATCTTTAGAACTTACCGACTCTACATTGCATGGTGATATTCAACAAATCTTAGCTGCTAACGATTTTTTATACATTTTTGGTGATTCTTCCATCAATGTGTTTTCCAATGTGCAAGTTTCAAGCACAGGACAGACTTTATTTACCAATACCAATGTGAGTGCTTCTGTTGGTACAGCGCAGCCTTATGCGATTATTCCGTACTTCCGTTCAGTGATTTTTATGAATAATTACGGGGTTTATGCGCTTGTTGGCTCTACAACAACCAAGTTATCCAGCCCTTTAGATGGTATTTTCCCTAATATTAACTTTGCAACTGAGGAAATCACCTCAGGACAAGTTTTATTAAATAACATTTTGTGCGCTGCATTCACTATTCGGTATAACGATACTGAATTTACAAATACCACTCGGTATATGCAAATGGTATTTTTTGATAAAAAATGGTTTCTGACCAGTCAAGGTGATAATTTAAAATATATTACTTCTGTACCTGTAGCTGGTGTGGATACGCTTTTTAGCGTTGATAACACTACTTTGTATCAATTGTATTCCGATCCCAATAGCGCAATTACGAGCAGAATACAGACGGCATTATTGCCTATGACTGATCCTATTCGTACTAAGCAAGCTCTGAAGTTTGGTATTGAGGCAACGCTTAATAATGGCGCTGCTTTTGAAGTAACGGTTGATTCAGAATATGGATCAAGCCCTCCTTATTACCTCACAAATACAGTCACTTGGTTTAATACTTCTGGAACAACTATCCCTTGGATAAATGCTAGTTCTCAAGTAATATCATGGACATATAGTGAAGGTTATGCTCTGTTTAAATCAGATGCTCAACAATGGGGTAAGTATATAGGCTTGACCATGACAAGCAATTCCGCTGCTTTCGTGGTCAATACATTTGAATTTGAACAAGAATTGAGAACGAGGTTCTAATATGGCTCTACCAATTACAGTACCGTATGTATTCGGAAATGTCACAACATCCATTCCGCTGACTAACCTAGATAGCGACTTTGCTACCATTTATGCAGCCGTAAATGGCATCGGAAACGGCACGGTAGCCCTTGCCAATGTGAGCATTACTGGCGGATCTATTCAGAATGTGTCAGTAACATTAGATACGATTAACAATACTCCAATCGGTAACACAACGCCTTCTACAGGCGCATTTACAAGCCTAACCGACACAGGTCTGACTTCTGGTCGTGTTACCTATGCGGGAACAGCAGGGCTATTGCAAGATTCAGCAAATCTTACATTCAACGGCACTACATTAACTGCAAATACATTAAATTTAACTAATGCGCTTACTACTTCTTATGGCGGTACTGGATTAACTTCATTTACTGCTGGTGATTTACCGTATTACAGTACAGGCACTGCATTATCTAAATTAGCAATTGGTACTAATGGCTATATTTTGCAGTCCAATGGTTCTGCTCCGACATGGGTATTAGCCTCTTCTGTAATCGGTGGTGCTGGCGGTTCAAACACCCAAGTTCAATACAATAGCTCTGGCTTATTGGCTGGTTCTGCTAACCTGACCTTTGATGGCTCTACCTTAACTACTCTTAATGCTGCATACACAGGAACTCTCACAGGCGGTACAGGAGTAGTTAATCTAGGTTCTGGACAGTTTTATAAAGATGCTAGTGGAAATGTAGGTATTGGTACAAGTAGTCCTTCTACAAAACTACAAGTCACATCTTCTGCCGCAACAGTTAATGCAATATCAATGACTGGAAGCACAACTGCGGCAACCTATTTGCAAATGACTACAAGTGGTGGAATATTTACTGCTGGCTTGGACAGTAGCACAGCAAGCGTTTTTGGAAATGCAGCATATTCAGGTAATTTATATATGAGTGGTGCTTATCCAATGCTGTTTTGGACTAATGGCACAGAACGGATGCGTATTGACTCTAGTGGTAATTTGTTAGTTGGTACTACAAGTTTTGTTGCTGGCAGGGATTCTAGAGTTTATGTAAAAGGTGATGCAACTGGTAACTATTGCATGACTTCTGATTTTCCAAATGCAACAACACAATATTTTCATTCTTTTAGATACAACGGAACTGGAATTGGTAGTATTACTGGAAACAATACAGCTACTTTATATAATACCTTTTCAGACTATCGCTTGAAAGAACAAATTGCACCGATGACAGGTGCTTTAGCTACTGTTTCTGCATTAAAACCTGTTATTTATAAATGGAAATTGGATAATTCAAATGGTCAAGGTTTCATAGCACACGAATTAGCTGAAGTAGTGCCTGATTGCGTAACTGGCGAAAAAGATGCCGTAGATGCTGAAGGAAATCCAATTTATCAAGGTATTGACACTTCATTTTTAGTAGCTACATTAACTGCTGCTATTCAAGAACTTAAAGCAGAAGTAGATGCACAAGCCGTAGAAATTGCAACTTTAAAGGCTAAATAAAATGAACTTTACATGGAATGTAGTACAGATGGACAGATTAACTTCTGATGGCTTTGTAGTAACTGTTCATTACACAGTCGATGCTGTTGATGGTGAATTTACTGCCTCTACCTATGGCACAGTAGGCTATACACAAGAAGATAAAATGTATGTGCCTTACGCTGATTTAACCCAAGCTGAAGTTGTTGGCTGGGTACAAGAGTCACTAGGCAAAGACACAGTAGAAGCTAGTCTAACTGCACAGATTGAAGCACAAAAGAACCCTGTACAAGAAACTGGATTACCTTGGGTTTCAAATACAACTTTGCCAGCATGAATTTTTAACAACAACTTTAGGGGATACCTATGAAAACTTTTACATTAGAAGATAACGAAGCCTTATTTATCATTAATCAAATTGGTGGTTTGCCAAACAACACTGGTACAGCACCTTTGTTTACTAAATTGGCAGATCAATACAACTTACAGCTTCCTTCAAAAGAAGAAGCTCCATCACAGGAAGAAACCGTACAATGAGCGTATCAGCAGCCTTCACTCCACTAGGTAACACCGTAGTGATTACGGCTGCTACCTCTGCACCTTCTGCCGTTCAAGTTAATTCCAGCGGCAGCTTTGGTGGCAACCAATATCGCATTATTAACGCATCTACTACTCAAGGATGCTTTTTATCGTATGCACAAACTTCAAGCGTAGCGCAATCCAATTGCGTTATTCCTACAGGTGGTAACAGTACAACTACCTTGTACATATTGCCTAATACAGACGAAATCATTACTTTTGTTCCTAATGCGTGGTTCACAGCCATTACTGCTGCTAACAACGCAACTTTGTACATTGTCAATGGCGATGGAATGTAAATGCTCAAGGTATCTGGCAACTTTGCGGGATCGTTAACATACCAATCTACTTGGGATGCGAACTCAAACACTCCATTTTTGCAAAGTTCAGTCGGTACTAAAGGTTTTTATTATGTTGTTTCCGTTGCTGGTAGTACCAATTTAAACGGTATTACATCATGGAAAGTAGGCGATTGGGCAGTATTTGACGGCAATGTTTGGGAGAAAGTAGATAACCAGACTGGCGCTGTCACCTCTGTAAACGGTCAAACAGGTATTGTTGTTTTAGGCGCTAATGATGTTGGCGCAACACCTAATACTGCTTATGTCATTGCTGGCACTGGACTTTCTGGTGGTGGTAGATTAACAGGAAATGTAACTTTAACTAATGCTGGCGTTCTTACATTTAACACTCGTACAGGCAATGTCACTCTTACTAGCGGTGATATTGTTACCGCACTTGGATTTACCCCAGGAACGGGGAACGGTTCTGTTACTAGCGTTGCTACTGGCACTGGTTTAACTGGTGGTCCAATCACCACTAGCGGAACTATTAGCCTTGCCAATACTGCTGTTACAGCGGGAACTTACGGAAACGCCACGATCAACGGTGTATTTACTGTTGATGCACAAGGAAGAATAACCAATGCAAGCAATGTTACGATTAGTGGCACTACTCCTGGAGGAACTGCTGGTGGTGATCTTACTGGTAGCTATCCTAATCCCAGCCTTAATGTTTCTGGCGTTACAGCAGGTACTTACGGTACTGCAACGGCATCTCCTCAAATTGTTGTAGATGCAAAAGGTCGTATTACATCCGCTTCTAATGTCACCATCACAGGAACATCCCCAGGTGGTACTGCTGGTGGCGATTTAACAGGTACTTACCCTAACCCTACTTTGAACACAAGTGGTGTTACGGCAGGTATTTACGGTACAGCCTCACAAGTATCTCAAGTTACTTTTGACGCTAAAGGCAGGGCTACAAGCGCAGCAAATGTGGCTATTGCAATTGGTGTAGCTGCTGTATCAGGCGCAGTACCTAACACAACTTATGTATTGGCAGGATCAGGTTTATCAGGCGGTGGCGCATTGACAGGCAATGTGACTTTATCGGTCACTGCCAACTCTGTAAACCAAAAAGTAACCGTTCAAAACAATGGCGTTTTAGTTGGATCTGAACCAGCAATTAACTTTATTCCTGGCGCAAACATCACGATTTCAACGGCTGACAGTCCTGGTACTGGTCAAGCTAATGTCACTATTGGTGTCAGCGGTCTTGGCACTATGGCGTTTCAAAATGCCAATAATGTAGCAATTACAGGCGGTACGATTAATGTGCAAGCCACTAACTTAACAGCAACTACTACTGGTAACGCTACTTACGCCACATCTAGCTTATTGCTTGTCCCTGCTGGATTTCTTGAAATTGACCTTAACGGTACTGTTGTTAAAGTGCCTTATTACTCGGTATAAACATGGACTTTCAATTACTTTTCAATATTGCACTTTCAATTGTCGGAACTATTGCTGGATGGCTTTTTAAAGTCCTTTGGGATGCTATTCGTGACTTGAAAGAAGATGTTAAAGAAATTGAACGAGGCTATGTAATGAAAGATGATTACCGCATTGATATTGCCGATATTAAAGGTATGTTAGCCCGCATCTTTGATAGGCTAGATGGTAAAGCGGATAAGTAATGAATTTCGATACATTATCCATTGTCAAATTTGGTGATATTGAATCATTAAATGACTTTCTTTTTGAAAATGGACTGGAACATCAAACATTTTGGAACAAATTAGCCCAAAACAACATTACATACAGCAAATTGCCAATTACAGACGCTGATCCAGCTAATTTGGATGATTGGCTTCTTGCTCACCAAGTAGAGCATCAGGCTTTAGCCGAGATTTTAGGTCTTGAAAACCCTTTTAATATGCTCGATGTGGACTTTAATAACGAAGAACAGTTTTACGATTGGGTGGGAACGCATTACACTATCCATCAGGAAATTGCTACCGCTTTAGGACTAAGTTAATGTCAAATATTATTTCTTCCCCTCCCCAACAAAATTCAAATGTTGCAACGCAACAAATGAACCCAGAAGTAATGGATTTGTTGAAAAACAAGGGAAAACCTAAACAACCCGCTGTTGTTGAAAAAGCAAAAGAGCAGATTCGCCAATACATCGTTCAATACAAATTAGATCCGAACACCTTAATTCAGGCTGGAAAACTTGCCCAACGAGGTTTGCGTGATCCTGTTGCCTACAAAATGGCAATGGAGATGGCTGTAAAGTACAAATTAGCAACCCCTCAGGAAGTCGGTCAGGGAATTAATTACAAGATTTTAGGATATGCAATTACTGTCGGAAAGTTAACGGAGCAACTTGTTGAAGAAGGTATCTAATGGAGGCTTACTGCGTTCCTGCTGAAGCTGTTGACTATGTATGGTCACAAGTAGAGCCTTACTTTCAAAGGGCTTTGGATAGGCATGATGCTGAGTTTGAACTGAACGACTTGAAGTTGTATGTAACAAAAGGTAATTGGAAGTTATTTGCTTTTGTTGAGAATGAAGTAGTAATTGGTGGTGCTGTAGTGTCTTTTGTAGTGTATCCACGATCTCATGTGGCTTTTGTCACTTGTATTGGTGGAAAAGGGTTAATAAAACCTAGTAATTATGCAAAGTTTATGCAGCTACTAAAAGAATATGGCGCTGATAGGGTTCAAGGATATGTAACGGATTCCGTTGCAAGACTATATGAAAGAGTTGGCGTTCTGAGAAAAACGACAATGATGGAGATTGTTTTATGAGTTTATTTAGCACTCTTAAATGGTTCTTTGTTGACCAATATATGCTCTACGGCGGTGGAGGAGGCGGTGGTGGCAAAGGCGGAGGCGGTGGAAAGTCACCTATTCAAACTATTGTCGCTGTTGCCACCCCAGTTGTAGCCGTTGCTGCATCTGTTGTTGCTGGACCTGAAGTTGGCGCTGCAATTATGGAAACGGCTGGCGTTACTGACGCTTCTGCTGCTGCTACTGCTGCGGTAGGTGCTGCTGCTGTAGGCGCTTCTACTAATGCGGTGGTTGTTGCTGCTAATGGCGGAAGTGCAGATCAGATTGCTACGGCTGCTGCTGAAGGTGCTGCATCTGGTGCTGTAGGCGCATCTGCATCTACTGTTGCTCAAGCGATTGCTCCTGCCGTTGGAGGTGATGTTGCTAGCGTTGTTGCTAACTCTGCTGTTGGCGCTACTCAGGCTGCCATTACTGGTGGTAATCCTGTTGCTGGCGCTGTTGGTGGTGCTGTAGGCACTGGCGCTGCTGAAGCTGGCGCTCCCACTTCTGTTGCTGGTGCTTTAGGCGGTGCTGCTAAGGCTGCTACAGGTGGTCAAAATGTGGCTGAATCTGCATTAGCTTCAGGTTTGGGCAATGCTGTAGGAGGTTCGTTACAAAGCACTCCTGCTGCAACAACATCATACGCACCAACTGCATCAACTGTCACAAGCGATGTTCCAGAGCCTCTTGTGCCAACTGGATCTGTTACTGTTCAGCAAGTATCGCCAAGATTGACCGATGGAGCTGGTAATTACTATGTTGATAATGGTCAAGGTTCATATTATCAATATGACTCCAGCAATACTTTAGTCAATACAAACGCACAATTGCCAGCGGATGCGACATATCAGACTCCGTCAACTACTGCGTCAAATACTTCAACGCCATCTGACATTACAAATGCACCTCAGATTGCGACTGTACCGAACACTACAACTCAATCAACTTCTGGAAGCTCATCTTCAGGAACGCCAACATCTACACCCACATCCACAGATGCTTTAAGCAGTGCCTTGGGAACAAATTTAGGCAACGGAACATCCGCTCCTACTGCAACCTTATCAGGTGGCACAGGAGTTAAATCAGGTGACGGCACAGGCGCTAAATCTGTTTCCGCTGGTAAAGCTGGTGGCGGTGGTGGCACTGGATCAGGCGCTAGCGGTACTGGCGGAACTGGTGGCGGTGGTACTGGAGACGGTACAGGTGAAGGTGATAATCAAACCGATTACACAAAAGCGCCATTTATGACCACTATTGCCAATATTTTAGGCGGTAGTTCTACAGGAGGCGGTTCTGGTTCTGGATCAAGCGCATTGTCATCTGCTTTATTAGGCAGCTCACAAGCCGTAAACCCAGCCGAAGCCACTGGATCTCAAGACCAATTAGGATATGGTCAGAGAAAAAATGTTTGGAATGAGGAATCATTAAGAGGAGCATTAGGAATATAAATGGCAAACTTAAATAAAGCTCTAGGAACGGATTTAGCTGCTTTAGCTAAATTATTGCGTTCAAAAGGTCGTGGAAAAGACTCCGTTCTTGCTCACATTACTCCTCAAGAAGCTGCTCTTTTAAAGCGTAGAGGCGGTAGAGGCAGTATCAACCCTGCTACAGGATTGCCTGAGTTTGATGATGGCTTTGACTTTACTCCTGTAGAGCAAGCGCCAGCCCCTGTTGAACAAGCACCTGCACCAGCTCCCGCTGAAGCTGCTCCTGCACCCACAACCTCTGATACAGGCGGTGGTAACTTTGGCATTTCTACTGGCGCACCTGCACAAAGCGCAACTCCTGACCTTACTGGCGCTCCTGGTGCTGGTCAGACTGCTGATTATCTAAATCAGGCTTACGGCAGTTTTACTCCAAGCACTTACGGTCAATTGCAACCAGCAGCAACGACTCCAATTGGTCAACAAATTGCTGATACAACAGGTCCTGCTGGAGCTACTGGTTTAGGCGGAACTTCTGCAAGCCAACAAGCCACAATTCCTCAATCTGGATTCTTCGGCAATGTGGTCAATCAATTAACCAATCCGAATACATTGGCTAAATTAGGTTTAGCAGGTGGTTTAGGTTTATTTGGCGCTTCACAAGCTCGTAAGACTGCTGGTCAAGTTAATGCTGCACAAGGTCAAGAGCAAGCGCTAGCACAGCCTTATCAGACACAAGGTCAAACATTAGTTAATCAGGCTCAAGCTGGTCAATTAAGTCCTGCAAGCCAACAAGCGTTCCAAGCTGCCAAAGCTCAGATTAATCAAGGCATTGCTAATCGTGGCGGTGTTGGAGTTCAGCAAGCTGCAAATCAAGAAGCTCAAATTTATCAAACATTGCTCAACAATCAATACACATACGGATTGCAAGTTATGCAGATTGGTGACAATATTGCTCTTGGCGCTATTAAAACTGGTTTACAACTCGATCAACAGCTCAATCAAGCAACCACTAACTTCTATGGTCAATTGGCTCAAATGGTCGGTGGTTCTCCCGCTACTTTTGGCTCTGCTCAACCTGCAACTAGGACTCCATAATGGCTGATACACAACCACTAGCAACAGCAGAATCAACAACAGACAATTCTGCTTTAAGCAGCTCTTTGAATACTAATTTAGGTAAATTGCCAGGCTTTTTGCAAACTCAGAAAAAAGCTGGCGATGAAGCTGTAAAAGCTAAATCTGAATACGAATCAAATAAAGCTGCTACTGAATTAGGAGCTAAAAGAGAAGCTCTTGAGGGAATATCTGCTGAAGATAAAGCGCACTATGAAGATGTTAAAAGCCAATTAAAACCAGTTCCTGAGTTTAAGCCAACTCAAGATAATGCTGCTGACATTGGAGCAATATTTAGCATGGTAGCCACAATGGGCGTTGCTTTGGGCGGATCAGGAAAGCTGTCTGGATTAAATGCTATGAACGCTATGGGCGGTATGCTCAAGGGTTATCAGCAAGGTAAAAAAGACTTGTTTGCTAAAGAGCAAGCTACTTTTGATAAAGAAATGGCTTCAATGAAAGCTGCCAACGATGCTTTATTAAAAGACTTAGAGCAATATCAAAAGCTCAGGGTTACTGACAAAGAAGCAGCCATGTTAAAAGCTGGAGAAATTGTTGCTTTAAACGGTCCTCTTATTAAACAGGCTATAGAAACAGGTCAAACACAAAATGCTTTAGAAATTGCTAAAGCTAATTCAAAGTTGTACTCTGAAATTATGGTTAAGTCGATTAAAACTGGCGTTAGCGGTAAAGGCGCTGGCATGACTGACTTTTTCCCAGGATTGCAATTTACTGGTACACCTTCTCAGAATGAAGATAAGAAAAACTCTATTAATGCTGGAGCGTTATCTCTTGCAACCGCTGATGAACTAAAGCAATACGCTAAAGAAAACCCTCAATATCTTGGTAGGCAAGGTCAGATTGCTCAAAATGTTAATAGATACATTGATTCTTGGAAGGCTAGTGGCGGTACTCAAGATATTGAAACCATGCCAGATGAAGGTCAGCCAGCTCTGATCTTTGCTAAAAAGTATGCAGCGTATCTTGTTGGATATGAGCGTACATTGGCGGGTAGCAATCGTGGTATGACACAACAATTCCAGAATCGCTTTAATACTTTGATGTCACAAGATCAATTTAATGCAGCAGGTTTTTCACAATTGATGAATGAGCAAATGAATGAAGTTGCCCGTGCTACAGCAGCTAAAGACCCTGCAATTACTGGTCCTGAACTGTACGCATACGGCAAAAACATTTATAAGCGTGCTGAATTGCCTTTGGACAATAAACAAGATGCTACACCTACTGCGCCTAAAGTCGCTACAGCAGCCGATGTTTCTGCTACTGCTAAAGGTCAAAAGATTACTGAAGATGAAGCTAAGAAGCGTTTGAGAGAAGCAGGATTTAAGATTGAGGGAGAGCAATAATGGCTGAAGGAAAGGATCTTCTTGCTGGAGATACTTCTTCAGGCGGTGGGCGTGACTTATTGGCTACGCCTAAAGCTCCTGTTTATGAATCTCCAGGCGCACTTGAAAAAGCTGGAGCAACTGCCTATGGATTAGGCACAAGCATTTTAGGTACTGGTGGAGATATTGAGCAAGCCCTTTATCCTACTGAAGCTAAAGGCGAAGGCGCATTAAAAGGTCATTCAACATTTTTTCCCACAACGGAAGAAGCTCAAGAAATTTACGGCAAATTCGGTATTCCAAAACCAAGAAAAGAAGTTAGCGGTTATCAAAAAGCTGGAGAATTGTTACCTGCAATTGCTGGAGGCGGAAAGCTCGCATACGATTTAACTAAAGCTGGAGTTAAAGGTGTTGGAAAAATGATTGGCGGTGGCAAAGACCTTGCTGCTGAACTACAGGCTACTACTGCTGGTAAAACTGCTGAAGAAATTGCTGCTGCTGGCAAGAAAGCTACCACTGCTGAGAAGCGTGCTGGCGCTGCTGAGAAGATTACAGAGCGTGAAGCTGGTAAAGGTGAAGCTGCTTACGGTCAATTGCCTGGCGTTCAAAATAAAATTGCTGAAGCAGATGTAACTATTGGTCAAAGATTAAAAACTAAAGCAGATGATGTTTACAACAAGCTAAAAAGCACTAGAGCAGCAAATGCCGAAAAAAATAAAGCTGCTGCTTTTAACGCTGCAAAACAAAAAGAACTTGCTGGCGCTAAAGTTGAAGATACTGAATCTTACAAACAAGTCATGAAAGAAATTAAGGGTATGTTAAATGACCCTGAAACCAAATTGGCTGTAGCTACTTTAGAACCTATCAAAAATCCTTTATTGCAGATCAAGAGAGCGCTAGATCCTCGTTATGTGGATGAAGCTGGCATTGTTCGTGGCAAACCTATTAGCTTTGAAGGTATGGAAGATTTACGCAGGTTTTTGCGTGATCGCTCTTATGGATTACCTGCTGAGGGTTTTGACGCTATCAATCAACAAAAGGCTGGCAAGCTGGCTGACTCTATTGAAAGAGTAATGGAGGAGTTTTCTCCAGGTATCAAGACTTTTATTAGCCAATATCGCAAGGATTCAGCTCCATTACAGGCTTTCCAAAGCAAATTAGGTAAGTCTTTAGTTGGTGAGCAAAAAGGCACAACGATTGCTACTACTGCTGCTCAAGACATTCCTAAAGCCGTATTTAAAAACAAAGAAAACTTTGATAACTTTGTTGATGCTATTGGCGGTGACAAAAAACTAGCCCAGTCTGAAGCACAAAAATACTTTGCTGGTCAATTACAAGGCAAAGACGCATCTCAAGCAAGAAAGTTTATTGATGACAGAAATACCCGTGCAATGCTCAAGGAAACTGGATCTTATGACATGGCTAATAACTATGTCCGTCAATTAGAGCAAGCTGAAAAGCGTGGTGTTACCGCATTAGAGCGTGGCAAGACTAGAACCAAAACTGCTGCCGATCAACGCAAAATTGAAGGTGAACTGCGTATTTTGCAATCAGATATTGACCGTGCAGACAAGATTACTGACGCTAAAGAGAAGATTAATTACATTAACAAACAAGCCCAAAAATTGGCTGATTACTTGCCTATTGAGCAAAGAGATCAATTCTTAAATGAAGTTCAAGGCGTTGTTAATGCTGAACAAATGAAGCAATCTGTTAAAAAGTGGACAGGAATAGCTCTTGGAGCTGCTGGTCTTTACACCACTGGTCATGTTGCATCTGGATTACTAGGAAAATGAGCAAGAAATCTAAAGGTTTAAACCCCGATCTAGAGGATGCCGTTGCAAAACTGCTACGAGAAGTCATGGCAGATGAAATGGCTTCCCTCACTGACAAGTGTAAGGTGATTGACCGTATGGTGAACATCGAAAAGCTCAAGCAGAAGATTTCTGACGATGAGTGGGGTAGTGGTTTTGGCAGTATTGATGATATTGATGAGTAGGGTTAAACTGTGATCTTTAACAAGTTCATAGGGGATAAATATGGAAGCAGTAGCATTGGTACGCCTAGCGTTAGGGGTCATTACAGACCGTTTGATAACGATTTTAGGTTTAATAGCAGCAAGCATTATGTGCGGTTGGACAATGTGGAATCCCATGTGGGAAAGAGTAACAACACTAGCAATATTTGTAGTTTTTTGCTACCTTGTAGTCAAGACAAAAGAAAGGATTAAAAATGAGCCTAAAACCGAAAACCCAGGGGAGTAGTGGTGGTCAACCTCATAAAAGACCTACTGAATACAATCAGCAGGTTGCTCATGCTATTCGCCCTCAGTTGCCTAGAGATGGTTCTGCTGGCGGAATTAATACAGCATTAACTGGCAAGATGCCTTCAGGCTATATGTCTGTTTTTAACTTTGATGGCAATACAAACACCAAAGATTCTAAAACTACTAAGCCAGGCAACGCTGGTAAAAAGAGTATCTACTAATGGCTAATAATATCGCTTTTCAACCGATGGGAAAAACGGTAAAAATAGCCGTTAACGGTGCTGCCAACACGCAGTCCAATGTATATACCATCACAGCAGACAGCCCTGTTAACCAGTATTTTATTTCTAATGCTGATGTTAATAATGCTGTTTATGTTTGGATCAACCCTACCAATACTTTTAATGTGGCGTTACCAGATAATGGTCCTAATTATGTCATTCCTTTGCCACCATACGCTTATAGAGTAATTACTGGACCTCAAGTAAGTCAGTCAGGCAATGTGTATGCAAGAATTATTGGCGATGCTGCCAATGCGTCTGTTTATATCACCCCAGGAGAAGGATTATGAGCTTATTAGATAAAATTGAATCTTTTGTTAGTAAAGAATGTATTGAAATGGGTAGCGCTATTCATCAGCTATTACAGCGTTTTGCTGTTCATGCTGAACCACAAGAGGAAGCACAAGCAATTACCGAAATAGCTCCTGAAGTTGCTCCTCCCGCTGATGTAACACCAGTAGAGCAAACTCCAGCCGAGTAATGGATAGAAAGCCCGCTGCTGCCATAATTGCAAGCGCAGCGGTGCTTGTTGGAGTTGCTGTACATGAAGGATATAGTGGCACTGCTTACCAAGATGTAGGCGGTGTTTATACCGTTGGTTATGGTCAAGCTGACGGTGTCAAAAAGGGTGATAAAACAGATCCCGTAAGAGCGTTAGTCAAGCTAGAAGAAAGTCTTGATGAACACGCTAAAGGCATGGTGAAGTGTATTCATGTGCCTATTTCTCAAGGAGAATACGATGCTTATTTGGATTTTACCTATAATGTTGGGGTGTCTGCTTTCTGTCATTCAACCCTTAATAAAAAACTTAATTCAAATGACTATGACGGGGCTTGCAAAGAGCTTCTAAAGTGGGATACGGCTGGAGGTAAGGTCGTTCCAGGGCTTTTAAAACGCAGACAAGAGGAATATGAAAAGTGTTCGGCTCAATCCAGTTGAAATTGATTTCTTACTTAGTTGCTATTACTTTGATTTTCAGTGCTGGCTGGACTATCAACGGATGGCGATACGAAAAGAAGATTGCAAGCGAGAAGATTGCTCAGGAACAAGCAATAGCAGCCAAAGAGAAAGAAAATCAACAGGCAGCCGATCAGATTAGGAGAGAAAAAGATGCTCAAATTAACGCTATCAACAATCAGCTTGCTGATGCTCTTATCAAGTTGCGCTCAAGACCCAGTCGTAGTCAGTACAGCGCCAACAATGGACAAGGTGGAACTGGGCTGTTCCTTTCTGCCGAGGATGCAGCTTTTCTTGACAGGGAAGCTGCCAGGGCAGACGGATTGCGGGCAGCACTAGAGTCTTGTTACAAACAATATGATGAGGTAAACAATGCCACTCGCTAAAGGTGTAACAAATAAGACTGTGTCAGCAAACATCCGCAAGCTGATAGGAGAAGGTCGAAAGCAAAAACAAGCGGTAGCAATAGCGCTATCAGAAAAGCGTAAATCAAAACGATCCAAGCGAGCAAGTAAAAGGGGTTAGGATCATCGACTCTCATTACAAGTCTTTAGCTAAAGCAGTTACTTGGCGCATCACAGGTAGCCTTGACACATTTGTTTTGTCTTGGATTATCACTGGTCATGCTTCCCTTGCTTTCTCCATTGCGTTTATAGAGTTATTTACCAAGATAGCCCTGTATTGGATACATGAGCGTATCTGGGTAAATATTAAACTATGATTCATTGGGTACTAGGTTTGAATGGGGCTTCTCCTCCCCAAACAAAATTAAATTGTTGCACTGCAACATTAACCAGCAGGGATCAATTTACCTTCAAAAGCGTAAGTACCTATATGAGCGAGATCACACCAGGGAGCAGCGTAAACCTTACCGCCAATTTGCCTCCAAATACGGCAAAAGTGGTAATCCTCTGACAACAAGCGCTGAGTTTCAGGCTCAATCGAAGTAGTAAAGAACTCTTTAATCTCATCACGCTGCCCAACAGTGCCAGCAAGGTCTAAAACATCATTAAAGTAAGTTGGCACATGATCTGCTAACTTTTCAAAAACTTCACGCTTAATCAGCATATATCCAGTACCGCCATTAAAGATCTCTACAGGCTCTGCAACAGGCACAGTGACTTCTCCTTGGTAATCTACCAAATTGACCACAAAAGAGCCTGTATGGTGCTTTAAACGATCATTAGGCACACCAGCATCCATTGCGTTCTTTACTGTATCCCAGTTAATCTCTTTTTTAGGGTAAATACCGCAAATAATGTCTTTATCAGCCTCAATCATTTTTACAATGTCGTGAGGATTGAACTTGATGTCTGCATCTATAAACATGAGGTGCGTATATTCACCTTTGAGAAAAGTTGCTGTTAAAGCGTTCCTGGCACGGGTAATTAGGCTCTCATTGAACATAAAACTAAAAGAGCTGTTTATTTTGTAATGAGAAAACACCATTTGAGCTTGCATCACTGATTGAGTGTAGTAACCAGCACACATGCCTCCGTACATAGGGCTAGCCACAAATATTTTTACTTGAGATAGATCGGTCATAATAATTCCATAAAGTTTAAGTTGCGATAGATCACTCCATCATTCCATTTGCGATTAGTAGCTTTTTCATACAGATAAATTACTTTCTCTGGATAAACAAACAAGGGATCGCAACCCTCAAAGCAAAAAGCATAAACCAGTGGTGCTTTCTTACTGCTAAACCATTCCAGAAACATCGGAATCATCTTTATTTCTTTTTCCTTAAAATTGGCTGTTCCTTTGACATTAACCACCATCGTTTCATCACCTCTACTGATAACAAAATCAGGTAAATTGCGTAAAAGACAAGGCAAATTGAAAAAATTAGCCACATTTCCATGCTTTTCATCAAAGCCAATCCTACTGACTTGATAGCCGTTAAATTGACACCATTCCTGAAATAGAACCTCACCTTTGTTAGCAACGGTTTGCCGTTCTGCGTAGGAGTTTGATCCATTCACTATTTGAACTCTTTAACAATGATGAGATCACCTAAAATCTGCACAATCTCAAAAGTCTTGCCGTTCATCTGTTTTCTTTTCCAAAATTTCATTATTGTGCCTTTCTTAGTATTAGATGGGCAAAATAATGTTGTTGCGTAGTAAATCCGTGTTGCATAGCAATCCCATCTTCATGCGATTCTGCCCACAATTCGTTTACTACAGCATCTGTTAGTGTCTTTGTTGGCTGTGTGTAAAGTGGTTTCCAATAATCAACTTCACAATAAGGCTTCTTCTCTACAATCTTTGTGCCATGACCTGTTTTAAGCATCCACGCTACTGGTTCATTGTTCATTTAACAAACTCCTTGCCATAAATTAAATTTAGGTTTCTATCTAAATCTTCTTTTAAATGATATTGCTTTAGCTTGGCTTTCAACACCTCTATTTCAGCTTGTTGCTGGCAAAGCATTTCAATAACCTCTGGAATTAACTCATCCGCATTATTGTTACCTTGTGCTATTTGCAATCTATCTATTAAAGGTTTCATGTCTCTTGTGCCTTTCTTAGTATTGCTCTAGCAAAATATAAATGCCCATCATCAGCAGTTTGCCTATCTATTAAACGAATTTGATGGGCAATATTTAGTATTTCCTCATCTGTTAGTGTCTTTGCTGGATGGGTGTAGAGTGGAATGTAATCTTGCATTTTGGTCATCAAAAAACCACCACTACATAAATGCCCTGTGTGTGCGTTCATCCACGCTACTGGTTTATTGTTCATAAATATCCCCTTAAATGAGTGCCAGCTTGCCCAAGAAGTTGGCTGGCTCAACCCCTAACTACCTGGCTAATTCACGCCAGATTCCCCTTGAGCTGGTGATTCTTCCAAATAATCAATCATGACTAAACAACCACCGTTCTTTTTAACCATACCTCGCTCAATGCGAACCCAGTGAACTTGAACATCATCATCAAATACACCAGCATCTTGCAAGGCATCTAATATTGGTTTTATGCAGTTATCAACATCCATGAGCTTTTTAGAGCGTGGATAGAGAAAAATATCTACCCAAACTTGTTTATCGCCAAATTTAGGAACTCTGAACTCAGCGCAATACTCTGCGACTGCATTTTTAAATTCCCTACCCCGCTTAGAGATAAACCGTCTGTTTCCTGAAGCGATCCAGTAGTTATTGATACTGGGAGGGTAAGGTAAATTTAAAACAACCATCAATAGCAGCTCATTGGTTTAAATGGTCCTTCGGTATTGGTATCCCAACAACAGATACCACCTGTATAGTCACGCTCACACTTAGTAGCTGCATGACATTGAGAGATTCCAAACATCAAGAATGTAACGGCTACCATAATTAGCACAATAAAATTTTTCATTAGAATCCTTTGTTTAATATAAGTTTCATTTCTTTATGCCTACGATTGTGGCATGGCTGGCAGAGCCAAATAACTTGAAGGGGTTTGTCGTAATCTTCGTGGTGAGCAAGACTTTTTGGTTCTCCACATCTATTACAATCCTTTCGCACAAGCTCCCCTTTTTTTATGGCAAGTGCCACAGCTCTATGACATTTGCTTCTTCGGGCATCTTCTGCTCTCCAAAATCTTGTTTGCTCTGTTTTGAGTGTTTGTCTGTGAGGAAGTTTTGCTCGTTCACTGTCATACGCTCTAACCCTTTCAATATTTTTATTTCTGTGTTCAGTTGCATCTTTTTTGGTACATTCTTTGCATTTATTAAGATGACCGTCAGCCATCATTTTGTGTTTATAAAAATCGGCTAACGGCTTTTCTTTTTTGCATTTAAAACAAGTTTTCATGGCTACCTCCTTTGTGCCATTATACCCATTCTAAACTAAAATGGTACATCAGAATCATCAACACGCTTATTCACTTCTTTTGGATAAGCGCCACCTGTATCAGGCTTCCAGTTATCCTCAGACAAGCTAATCAAACTACCTTTAGGGGTTTGCTTAGTCCAGCCAGCAATCTTCAGGGTTTGACCCGCTTTATAGTCCTCTGAGAGCAATAGCGTACCTTTCCAATCAGGAGAGCGCTCATTGGTTTTCTTTTCGTTCTGAAACAGAACACCTTTGCCCATCTGGGCGATATGACCATTAGCCATTGTTGATTTCCTTTCTAATTGCTTGGAGTTTTGATAAAAACTTTGCTGTAGTATTGCCGTCAAATGTTTTTGTATAGGCTTCATTGACATCTCTAAACGCCTTTATCTTGGTGAATTTTTCCTCTGCTGTCATCTTGGTAGATTCATGGATCTTGGCGTGCATCTCTGCGAAACCATCAATCCAATCATCTTTACAAACATAATGCGCATACGGAACATCATTACCAGGAACATACATCGGCAATGCCATATCAGGGATGTCATCAGGAATAGCGGAAAGATCCACTACGCTAGGAATGACTGATCCCATGTCTTTTAATACGGTAGGCTTGACGGTCTGGGTTTCGAAGTTTTCGACTTCATCTGGCGAGTAGAACCCCGTAACAGATCCAGGGAAAACTGATCTAATCCCCTCTGAAATACAACGGCTTCTGAGCATCGCTCTGGGAAACTTTTGCCATCCGCTTCCTGGTTTAACAAGACCGATTTTGGTAGCTTGTCCAATGGTCCATGTAACCGCAAGGTTACCCCCGTTGGGATGTGAAAAAACTCCTGTAACTTGCTCATCTGTGTATTCCTTCCATTCGACTTTGCCACCTGCATTTTGGAAACGGGCAAGCATCGCATCAGCCTTCAATGCGGGTCTGCCTTGGATTATGTGAAAGTCACGAGCTGCCGTTGCAGGATGTAAACCTTCCGCTTGTGCTACCGCCATTAGTGCTAAAACACTATTAGTGTCCTTCATACCAAACAGACCAGACTTAGCTATTGCTTGTGCCATCTGCTCCATCTCGTTAAAACTAACGATATTGCTCATGTAAATTTCTCCGCTAAAGTTAGGATTGTGTCGATGACTGAGGATGCAGCCATTACATATATTGCGAGGTCAATGTTGTTCATTTATTTCACCAAAAATCTCCTACTGCCCATTGTTTCTACTACGAACTGCTCATAAATATCAGGCATGGCACTCTGAAACAGTGATGCTGAGAACTTCTTAGAGCTTTTAGAGGACTTCCAAGAAACTAATGTCTGTCCATCCACTGTTCTAATCTCCTGGCACTCTCCCATAAGATTACGGACAGCCACTTCAATCTGCTCCTCAGTAGCTTCAAGGTGTTTAATCTGATTCTTGACATCCCGTAATTGAGCGATAGCCAACTCAACTTGCTGTGTAGCCGTAACCACCGCAGTAGAGGATGACGGGTAAATGATCTTAGTTTGCTCAATTGTTTCTGCTGGCGGAAGCGTACCCGCTTGGCAATGACCCCAAACTGTAGCCATTTTCTGTATGAGATCATCTTTTTCTTGGTCTGAAATAGTAAATTCAAAGGTATGAAACTCTTGACCACCAAATA